CCCCATACCTGATAAATTGAAGATTGGCTCGATTTAAGAGCAATAGAAATAATAGATTGCAAAGCTTCTTCAGGTTTTGGGAATCCATCGTCGGATGCCACCTCAATATCGAAATTAACTACGTTAACTTGACTTGGACGAAACTTAATTTCATTCGGAAACATATCGGTAATGCATTGATGAATATAATTTGTATTACCATAAACTTTAAATTGATCAATATCTTTGTATTGATCAATAAAATTGCGAGCATCTTTCATGGATGCAAATCCCATAGGTTCTACAGGAGTTCCATCGAGAGCCATCCACTCGGTATTTTTATTTTTACTTGGAATAAAAAGTGTGGGTGAAAACTTTATTTTCTTTTCGACCCGAACACCATTATCGTTATAACCGCAATATAGGATTTGATTCCCATAGCGATTTACTGACGTATAAAATGACAAATAATAAACCTCCAACAGATGTGTTTATTCTATCACGTTTTAAGGGAAATGTAAACAAAAAAGGCGCCGAAGCGCCTCTTTTCTTATGTGTCAATAGTTAGATCAAGAATCTCTCTTACTTTATCTTCAGACATACATCCGACCTGTAATATTGTATCATTAAATCCAGCATGTCCAATTACTTCTATAGCAAGAGTGCTCGCATTCGAAGGATCGTTAACATAATCAACGCATTCATTTCTTGATTCGAAATGAAGTAATGGGCTAGTAAGAACAAACGGATCGGCTATAGCCATAGTAAAAAAGATTAGCCACTTCATTCTTTTTTAGATACGAATGAATATAGTTCTTGAGCTTTCTTCATCATTTCTTCGATAGAATATGGTTCACAAGCTTTTTGAAATTCTTCAACAGTAGCTTTGTTTTGGTCATATAAGTTACGAACAAAATCCATATTAATCTGATATTGTTGATCCATGTAATCTTTAGCCATAGCCAACATATCAGCACGGATTTCAAAAGGGTTTTTATTAGCCATTATTTAATTACCTTAGCCATTGCTTCACCAGCCGCATTTGCAAATGTTGTGGTTTGTTTTACTGCTTCTTTAGTGAATTCAGTTTGTGTTTTAATAAATGCATGCAAAGGTTCACTCATTGCTTCATCTTTAACCCAAGTATTAACCCAAGTTGTTTTTGCATTTTGGATCGCATCGATCCATACGTTTGTTAGATAGTCTGTTGAGAACATAATAGTTCCTCCGTGTAATGTGTGCTATAAGAGGGCCGAAGCCCTCTTAATTTTATTTATTATCTTTTAGCTTAGCAATCTGCATCATACAGTTTTTAGATTCTTTATAGAATCCAAGAGAAGCGAGATGTGTTGCTGCTCTGCTATATCCAATAATCTCGCAGGCGGTGTTAAACCTCTGCCAGATTCTGGAGAAAAAAGAACGACGACCAATAGTAACGCTTTCAACATAGAACATCACACAAACCCTTTCAAATTAGGATTAAATGGTGCAATGAGTTCAGATCTTTTCATATCAGCGTCTTGTCTGGCAATAGCATAGATTTCGCTTCTGCTAATGCCAATATCGTTTAGTTCTTTATCAGTTAGCTTACGCAACTCGTTTTCAGTTTCTTTAATTGCTTTAGCCATCTGATAGTTGTTAATCAGCTTCTGTAAGAAGCTCTTTAGTGTCTGTGTCATTTGTTAATTCCTCGTAATGACCGATTTCGATTTTACGAGGACGCAAAGCTTCTGGAACTACGTATTTCAATTCAATTGACAATACTCCGTCCACTAAGTCTGCTCCGTTTACATTTACATGTTCAGACAGCCTAAAGGTACGTTTGAACTTCTTCGTAGAAATACCACGATGAATGTATTCGCGACCTTTTGATTCGTGTTCCCCTGTCACAGTTAAAGTACGATCTTTAACCTCAATATTTAGTTCACCTCGACTAAATCCGGCCACAGCAAGTTCAATCAGATAATCTGTATCGCCTGTTTTAAGAATATTATGAGGTGGATAGTGGTCTTGAGCGTGTCTTGTTACATGCTCTAATTCATTAAATAGATGGTCAAAACCAACAAAAGATGAACGTGGGAATAGTGAGTGTACGCCTGTCATTGTTATCTCCTTTATGTCAAGCAAGATTAAATTTGGACCCTTTCGGCATCCGTATTATTTATATAGCAGTTGTTATATCAAATGTACATAGCTGCTATTCACTTTTTTTTAAAAAAAGCGTAATTTCTTAAATCTCGATAATCAGCACTACCTTTAGTTTCTGGTTTTAAGTCTTTTTTCTTTCTAAATATTTCAGAACCTATTGAAGCAGTTTCAGGTGTCATATAATAATGATAACCTATATCTGTAATATCTTCTTCATTATAAGTTTTATTTTCGTATATAGATCTGCCATCGTGTCTCATACGTACTAATCTATCTCTTTCTTCTTTATTATCAAGAAGAATCATACCTCCTCTGCCAATATTGATATGCTTTTTAAAATGAAAAGATAAACACATTTTTGTTTTAGGAATATATCCATTCTTTTCCCAATACAAAGCAGCATCAATTATATCATCAGCTACATAATAATAGTCTCTCCAATTTTTATCTACAAGCCTATACGGCATTCTAATTTTTTCAAGCATAAAAGGTAGAGAGACATATGTTTTTGCTGGTATATTCAGCTGCTCATAGAATTTAAGTTGAAGACACATCTCAATAGCATGAGTACAACAATCAGTAGCTACGGCATATGGAGCTCTAAAGAATTCAGCTATTTCATTTTCAAATTTTTGTAATGGTAGAAAAGACATTCATTAGTTCTCTATGATAATCTCTATTATAAAATATATTTTTATTATGTTCTGTAATATGGCTTTCGCTATCAACCATTTCTTTTAATTGTTCTAAAGAAAAATCGTTCAATCTTTTAAATTCGTTATAAACCGCTTCATATCTCTTCCAATCATCTTTTATAGAATCAAACGTATAATCTATAAAGCTATAAAATTTATATCCTATTGATTTTAAATATTGCATCTGGTGTGGAAAAGATATCCATATAAACGGTATTCCTGCCATTATAGGTTTCCATGTTTTTTCTGTTAAAGAACCATATCCTGTAGATCTTGCTCTAGTTTCAAATACAACATTAATTAATGCGCTATAAAATATATCAGGAACTCTCCATTCAAAGCTATCTCTATATAATTTAGAGATATTCATATTATCTTCTAAAAAGGTATCTTCTTCAATGTACGATTTATTTTTTTCGTATATTTCTTTAAGTTCTTCTGAAGGAATATGGTGAGGCCTAATATCTTTACCCATAATTTTAGTAAATAATATTTCTGGATGATTATGTAAATTATCACGTATAAGTCTTAAAACAAAACCTACTCTACTATCACGTATTAACATACCTGTCACAATAGAAAATTTTTTAGTTTTTTCTATAGGTTTATTATATTCAATTGTGAGGATTTTTTTATGGTCTGGATGATCTGGATCTTCCATATCAATATGAAAACAACCTAGATTATATGCGTGGTCAAAAAAACTTATTCCTATATCATATCCTTTTACACAGTATCCTTTATTAAACATATAATATACGTTATCTAATTTTTTAATATGATCTGAATCTGGTCTATCCTTTGTCCATGTATTTAGTAATTCTCTAGTAAATGAAACTATAATTTTTATATTATTTTTTATACAAAAATCTTTTATTTTTTTATTAATATCTATTTTTAATGAAGGTTTAAAATCGCCGATTTGCAAATAATTTAGTATTAAAAATTTATTAAGTCTTTTATTAATAATTGTTTTATCTAGATATAGATATTCAACATTATTATTTAGTAATCTAATAATATCTTTATTATAGATTTTAGCTCTTTGAAAATCAAAAGGATCAATGTCAAGTGAAGTGTCCCAAATATAAAACTTATTCTTTGACATCTATAGGAATTCCATTTTCAAAACCATAAAGACTTCTATGATAACCTTCAGGCGGTTTTAGCTTTGAAGCATAATAAAAAAATCTAACGTTTCTTCTTACTCCAGTCACAGGCAATACCATATGCCTAATTGTTTCACTATGTTCAAATAGTAATGCACGATTTCTTTTAGTTTCTATAGCTTCTCTATCTTCTAATTTAAATTCACCTCCAGTGTGATCATCAGTAAGATATATTATTAAAGATGCTACTCTATATAATTTGATAGAATCATTCCAATTAAAATCTATATGTGGTTTAAGATCTCCTCCATTTCTTATTTCGCTATATCCAGCTCCAATAAGATGAGGATCCGGCATTATACCTGATATGCCAAGTTCATTTTCTAAAAATTTTAACCAAGACGAACTTGAATATTGTAAATATAATTTTCTGAGTACCGGTAATTTTTCAAGTTCAGTGCTTTCATACATATCTGACCCTGAACGAGTAAAGTGCTTTGGCCAGACTATATTTTTAAGCTCTTCATCAACTTCATTGAGAGTATGATCTGATAAAAAATTATCAATAATCTTAATATACAATTGTTTATTTCCGATTAATTTTTTTACGCCTAGTTCCATAACCTAAGCGTTGCATAATTTTCATTCTTTCGTGATAAGTCATCTTTGGCCATTTTGTAATTTCTTCAATAGTACGACCACAACCCTTGCAAACTTTATCAACCTGATTAAGTTGACATATCTGTTTGCAAGGGCTTATGTATAAATCATTCATTTGTTTCCGATATTATATTTCGGACAGAGTTCCCACTGGTCTTTCTCTTTGAAAGGAATAATCTTAATCTGTCTGAGTGGCGCTAATGGTTTTGCTTCTTCAGCATTTTGAATTTCAACCAAACCCCAATCTGACATTAGAGTCGTAATCGTATTTCTACGAGCTACATCATTTTCTTCAAGATTTGCTTTCTTACCATCAAGTAAGAATAGCTCTTTAAAATGTACAATAAAATATCTGCCTTGTTTATGCAAAATATGACAAGACTGAAATAATTTTTTATCTTTACGAGATGCGACACCTATTCGTGTCAATGTTTCACGAACCTTGAGAAAATCATCTGGTTCGTTTAGAGTAACTTCCAACATTGTAGCTGGAGACCACTCAACGAGTACTTGTTCTTCCACCTTTATTCACCTTCTTTTTTAACCCATTTATTTGTTCAGGTGACAGAAGAGGTAATATTTGGCGGGCTTTTTCATTACTATAGCCATAATATTCTTTTACCACTTCAACGTCACTCTCAATTTGAGGCTTTATCCATTTAGAAAAGCGTTTACGCTTTCTAACCATATTTATAAGAAAGTCAAATTGTAGTTTATTGTCAAGGTGGTGATAACGATTCATCTCATTTGCGAGAATAGCTGTGTCATTAAAATAAGAAAGTGAACGATTAACCATAAAACTATTGTAAGCTTTTTCTGTTATATCATCTACTATTACATCTTTTTTAGTGGTATTGATAGAGTTTAGAAATTCAAAGGGATTCATTAAAAAATAATCTTTCAATAGATTTGAGTGTTTCAAAGGTTTCTTCTGGACTTTCAACATGAAAACAACGATGAGGGAATGATTGTATTTTAGAAGCAAATGGATAATCATTGCCTCCATCTTGAGTATCATCACCGAAAAAGATAATACTATTATACAATTCTTTTAAAGGTTCGTACACCTGCCCTTTATCTTTATTAAGTTCTACAATGTCAATTCCAGTTTCACCGGCTATTTGTGCAGAATATCCATGCCATGCTTCATTAAACTCTTTAGCTAAAGCTTCTCTTTCACCATTTTTAATATCATAATCAATATATTGTTGCCGTTGTTTTTTTGTACAACCTCTACCAATAATAGAAAAGTTCATCATACCGGGACGTAGATCGATATGCTTCTTACCAGTACGATGTGGAAATGGACTTTCATGTAATTTTTGTTTACACCAAGCAACCATCATTTTTGGTATGTCAAATTCAGGAGCAGATTGAATAAGTTTATCATCTACCCACAATTCATTTCCAGCGCATTGATAACAGCCTTTAACAGCCTTAGTAAGTTCACCTACTTGTTCTTTTGTCTTTGCAAAGTCAGATCCAGTAAGAAGATATATGTCAACTTTTTCTGCAAGTTGCATTAAGATTTCTTTATGTTCTGGACTAATAGATTGTCGACTTGGAGTAATAGTTCCATCAACATCAAATACAAGACAATTATCTTTTTTAGTCGATGCTATTGCTTCTCTTATTCTTTGACCTAAATTTTCACCAGTTAATTTTCTTGTATCAATATCTTTATTGATCCAAACGTCATGACCTGGTACTCTCCAATAAAGCATAGGAACAGTCTTATGCATTCTTTTTCTTAGAAAGTTTTTAGCTTCAGCATCTTGAGTAATATCAACTATTTGAAATCCTTCAGCTTCGTCCATCTTACCAAGTAGACGTTTCATGATTTCACAAAAGTGACATCTGGGTTGTGTATACAAAATTAGCATTATTTAAACTCTACATTTGCCATAATCTCTGTCATACAAGCAACGACGTTTAATTCATGATCAGCAACAAAAGCTTGCTTATACTGATAATCGGCCAATATAAGAACAAGTTGTGGAATAGATCGAGGAGCAACAATATTAGTCATATTGTCATATAACCCTCTAAAGATTGATGAGGCATCAACGTCCATATTATTAACGACCCAATGCCTCATCTTTTTAAAGTCTTTGTCTTTTAGATATTTGGTCAAATCGCTAATGGTGCTAAGGCCAGTGCTATTATCGTTAGCATTAATGCCGCTATTGCCAAATCTACCCCTTTGTCCTTCATTTAATACTCTCCTCCAATCTGGAGCGTATTTCATTACGAGATCAGCCGCAGCATTCTTCTCGAACGGTACGCCCTCTGTATCGAGTATATTTATAAACCGTTTAAAGAATTCTGCAGCGAGCTCGGCCATTTCTTTTTTAGTGGTATTAAATTCGTACACACCACAACGAGAATGAAGTGGTTCAATAATACGGTTTTTAAAATTACATGTAAGAATGAATCGACAATTATTACTAAACTCTTCAATGAAACCACGAAGAGCAGGTTGAGTAGATTGTGGATTAAGATAATCAGCTTCGTCTAAGATAACAACTTTATATCCACCTTGTAATGAAACGGTAGACGCAAATTGTTTAATCTTAGTACGAAGCGTATCGATGTTGCCTTCTTCTGAACCATTGATTAAGATATAATCTAAACCGAGTTCATTACATAAAGCTTTGGCAACAGTCGTTTTACCCAGACCGGCAGTACCAGTGAAAAGCATATTAGGCAATTCACCGGTATCTACCATACTCTGAAACGTTTCTTTAAGTCTGAGAGGCAGTATTGTTTCAGAGATACGTGATGGCCGATATTTTTCGACCCATAAAAATTCGTTTGACATAATTTTCCCTCATAATATAATATTGTAACACAGTTTGGTGGGAATGTAAATTATGCAGACGCTTTTTCCTGTTGATAATTTTCTGCCATTTGAATTACTTGTACACATTGATCTCGAAGTTGACCAATAGTTGAAAGCTCTTCTCCTTTAAATGCGCCACGTTGACACATAGTATCGATAACAGCAATCATGCTACGCGATGCACGATTAGATGTTTCGTAAATAGGAGCATGCGGATCCTGCTGCTCTTCTTTTTTATCTGACATATTATACTCCGTACGTTGATGTCTTTTCTAGGGCAATCCAATATTCGATGCCTAGTTCCTTGTTAACAAAATGTGAAATAAGTTTTGAAGAAATACCAACTTCATAATCACCCGGAATCATTTTTAGATTTGCAATATTAAATATGAAGTTAAAATTATCTCCAGCAAATTCTCCACTCACATCAATAGAGAATGCGTTTGATGTTGCATTTTGGCTATCAACGACAGATAGACTTAATACACCATCTTTTCCAGTAATGGAAAGTTCAGAGTGGCCAAGAGTAGAAGCCGCTCGTTTAATTCGGTTTAGCGTATCATTATCTAAAATAAACTTTACATCAGCCGGAGGCATTTTAACATCCTTTGTAGGAGTTGTAAGCATCTCTGGATCTGAGAAAAAGTATTTTACACGAGAACGATTACTACTGTCAGTCACGACAACATAATCGGTTTCAAATTTAAGTCGAGGTTCACCGACAAGATTAATCACACCAAGAAACTCATTGAGATCATAGATGCCAAAGTCTTGTGGAAAATCTTCGGATAAAGTTGCAGAAGACAATACATTACGTGCTTCTGTCATAGTCTTAATTGTATTGCCTTGATGAATTACAATATTCGGATTAATCGATGCGTAATTCTTCAATACAGAAAGTGTTTCGTCTTTCAATTCCATAATATACTCCAATTAGTAATGTATTTATTATACCATTTCTTCAACAATTTGTAAATCTTTTATTTTGCTAAAATTCTTTTCTTTTACAAATTCTAGCTTTTCTTTGAATTTACCATCTAAAATATCACCTTTATGAGATATAATAAACGTATTCGAATTCTCGTCAAGAGAATGTAGAATCTTCATTAAGTTTTCAACACCATCATGATCTAGACTTGAATCAAATGTTTCATCAAGTAAAAGTAGATTTGTTGAAATAGAGTTTTTCATTTTAGCGATCATTCGCCAAGTAAACAATAGAGCTAAGTCAATACGTTGCTTTTCACCTTCAGAAAAAGAATCATATGAAAACGCATCTCTATGACGTGACCTAATAGTTTCTTGAAAGCTTTCATCTAAATCAAAGTGAACATAAAAATCTAAAATCTGTAGATATTGATTTACTAACTTATTGATGACAGGAATATATTGTTTAATGATTTTAGTTTTAATTCCTGTATCTTTTAGCATTTCTGCCATAACAGTATTATAAGAATATTCTTCATTAATAGTTAATTTACTTTCAAGCAAATTATCTTTAGCAGAAGTTAATTCTTGTAAATCTAGTTTTGATTTAGCTACATCACCATCATTGCTGCGTATTTTTGATATGGCATCGGTGAGAGTTTTAATCTGTCCTTGCAACCGTACGATTTCTCTATTGTTGCTAGATATAAATGAGGTTTTGGTTCTGATCTCATTTGAGGTATTATTAAGCCGTTCAATAGCCGATTCCACAATAGTCGACTGTTCAGAGACATCGTCCAAAGCTTTTTGGATCTCTGATGCTTTGGATTTTGCGGTGGAGAGTTTCTCCGATCGAAGGTCGTTACTAATATCTTGGGAACATGAGGGGCACGTATCATTTTCTTCGTAAAACTTCGAGTCCTTGACAAGTTGTTTGATTTTTTGATTAAACTCTGCATTGTAGTGGAGGAGCGTCTGCTTCTTATCATGGTTCTTTTTGAGATTTTCTTCAAGACCTTCTGAGAGACTTTCGATTTCTTCGGACGCGTTGACATTTTCCAATTGTAAGTTTTCGATGGAATCTTCTGCGAGGAAGATTTCGTTTTCTTTTTCTTCAATCTGGTCATTACTTAACTCCTCTACTTCTCGAATATACTTTTTCTGTAGTTCTATTTTTTCACGAGTTAGTTCAAGATTATATTCAATATCTTTTAATTTATCTCTTAAAACAGTATTTTTTTCTTTTAAGAGTTGATTCATTTTAGAAAAAACATTAATGTCCAGAAGATCCTCGATAACATCTCGCCGATGTTGTGCCGGGAGTTGCATGAAAGGAACAAAGGAGGAGGACCCCAAGACAACAATCTGATGAAAGCTTTTATGATTTAGCTTCAAGATGTTTTGCTCGAGAATCTTCTGGTACTCTTTGGAATGTGATGATTGATTAATCATATCACCATTCTTCCAAATCTCAAATACATTCGGCTTAATACCACGTACAATTTTATACGATGATTTACCAATATCAAATGTAACTTCAACTGAGCAGTTTTTACCATTAATTGAATTTACAAGTTGTGGTTTATTAATATTACGATGAGGCTTACCAAATAAACCAAATGCAATTGCATCTAGCATTGTGGATTTGCCTGCGCCATTTTGTCCAACAATAAGAGTAGACTTTGACTTATTCAGATTAATCTCGGTCCAATTATTTCCAGTAGACAAGAAATTCTTGAACCGTAGAGTTTTAAATAAAATCATACTGTTTCGATAGCCTGTGCTTCAGTCATAAGATTACGCATAGAAATTTTAAGTCTGTCTTTATCTAAATCAGTTTCAACAGCATCAATATACGTATCTAGTAATTCGGTAGTATCTTCAATAGATACTGATTCATCTTCTACATTATCGCCTACAAACTCATCAAAGTTTTCAGCAATTTTAAGATCGTGTATCTTTCTATTTTGTATTCTATCAATAAATCGATCAAATGTAAATATATCTTTTTTATTTACGACAACAACTTTAACGTACTTACCATCTAAGTCGGTGACATTATACTTATTATAATCGGTTTCTTCGTCATTGTACACAATTTTTTCAAATAAAGTATAAGGATTTCGTATTGCTTCTAATTCTCTTGTTTCAGTATCAAGAATATGAAAGAATTTAGGATCATTAGCATCTGACCAAAAGAATTCCATTTGTGTTCCAAGATATGTTACGTTATCTTGTTGAGACTTTGTATGAAAATGGCCAGATAATACTCGTTCAAATCGTGATAAAAGTTTATGATCTAATCCATGCGGTGCAATAACACCACGCATAACATTAAAACCAGCAAATTCAAAGTGACCACCAATCCAATCACATTTTGCGGTTTTAATAAATTCCATAGTTTTTTCGTGATTTTCAGCGCAAATCCATGGTACCATTCCCATCTTTAAAGAACCGTATTCCATCACAGTAGGCTCATGTATAATATGAACCTCATTCATATAATGTCCTAATAGTTCTTTAAGAGAATTAAGATCATTTGTATTTTTATAGTAGGTATCGTGATTACCTGCTATAATGTCCATTGTTATTTGTTCTTGCCGTAGCCGTTCAAGAAAGACATGACGGTTACGGTTAAGAGCGCGGAAGTTAATAAATTTCCGGTGATCAAAGTAGTCACCAAGGTGAATGATATGGCGAATACCACGTTCCAAAAGAGTAGGAAAGAATACATCAGCATAAAATTTCTCTGCATTATCGAGAAATATGTCAGAACTATTACGGATGCCACAGTGAGTATCATTAATAATTGCTACTTTCATTGAAAAAACTTCACCAAATCTGAATCTACTTTTTGAATAGGACGCTTACGTTTCTTTTCTTTTTTAGCAAACTCTTTTACTTCTGTATCATACCCTTTTACTTTTTCAATTCTATCTTTAAGCATATCAACAAAGTTTGCTGCTACAGGATTATCAGTCTCATCCAGTAAGAAAGCTTCAACTCCAGATTGTGACATGTATTTAAATTTGATGTCTTGTTGTTTTTTCTCTTTAGCAATTCTGCGTAAAAACGCATACCAAGAAATCTGTGTAAAATATGCAAAGGCGTTTGGTTTACCAGTTCTTGTAGCTGCTTCTAAATTATAATTTTCGATTGCCTTTAAACAATTTTCAACCGCATCCATAACCATTTCTTCTCGATAAGTATATCGAATGAAATTAGCTTTGTGAGAAAGACCTTCAGCGATTTTAAGAAAACATGAAGCAATATAATCAGGGACTATAGGAAGTTTTTCGTCCTTATTTCTAGCTTCATTTAAGATGGTTACATAGTCTACAACGGCCTGAGAAAACTGAGCATTATTCACATAATGCGGCCTATCTTGTGGTTTCATAATCAAAATCCTTTAACATAATTAATACCATTATACAACGAAAAAAAGTGATTGTACACTGAAAAAAAGCGTGTACAAACTTTAAAAACCATGTTATAATAAAAGAGTATACTGAGGGGGAGATAGTATACCTTAATGCATTTTGTCTTTTGATGGTGTAAATCGAATAACATTATCAGAATCAGAAGTAAAATAATCTTTCATACTTTGAGCTTTTGTTTTTTGATAAGCGTCCCATTGACGTTTGGTCTCGCGTCGAATTTCATCCATATTTTCTTCACTTGTGTCGTCATCGATCATTACATTTTCTAAAGCTTTTAAATATTCGTGAATTATTTCTTGAGTAGGATTTGCTTCTGCAACAATATGTTGACAATTAATAATCTGAAAGCTTTCTGGTTCTAATTGATACATCATAAAAGGACGAAAGGCGTAATATCTTACGCCATTAGCCATATTATCCATCATGACTAATTTCATAGTTTTACGTATGACAATTGCATCATCGTCTTCATGATATTCTACTACTTCACAGATAATTTCATCGTCAGTAGCTAATTTAAATTGTCTAATTTCCAATTGGAACCTCAATAATCTTAAAGTTGAATTTTTCTTTATTATATATTTTTACTCGTTCTTCGCCATGAAGTAGCGCGTAGTTTTTTCTTCCTTTATAATGGATGTCATCTGTGATGTCATAAAGGGTAGTAGATCTTCCGTCGTCTGATTGACGTAATCCTCGTCCAATGCTTTGTAAGACTTTAATTTGGGACTTTGACGGACTTGCAAATATAATATTATGCAAATTCCGTATATTAATACCAGTGGAAAAAGTACCCAAGCTTGCGACAATAATAGCATCTTTTTGTTTCTCCGTAATTTGTCGAATGGCTTCTCTATCGTTTGTTTCTACTTCCCCAGAAACATAAAAAACTTTTCTATCTTTTTCTGCCTTCTCATTAATTAAATCGAAGAGAGGTTTACCATGAGCATCCACACGTTGGAATAATACGAGAGTATTACCAGAAGAGCTAAGAGCCAAATTACGAATAAACCGATTCCTACCTTCATGTCCCACAATAAAATCAATTTCATCATGATAAGTTTTTTTACCAAAATCTTTTCTCGTTTTTTCATCATATTTTAATATAATTATATTTATATCTAGCTTAGCTAACGTATTATTATCTTGTAATTCCTTCGTTGTGGTAACTCTATGGATTTTTCCAAAGAGTCCTTGGAGAACAAGGTGATGAACCTGAGCATTATCTAGTGTACCAGTCGTACCAATTCTATATTTTGCTTCGGTACATTTATTCATAATATCAGTCAGAGATTTAGATTTAAACCCGTGGCACTCATCGCCAATCACCATTCCAAATTGATCAAACCAATCCTTCGGTAATTTATAAATTGATTGCCATGTAGATATTACGATGGCCGAATTAATATTGTCTTTATCTTTTCCTGAATATATTTTATGAATACCTTTAGGACTATATCCATAATCGATAAAGTCTTTTTCCATTTGTTCTACAAGAGAAGTAGTAGGAACTACAATTAAAACTCTTCCAGCGTGAGGGTACCTAAACCCATCTGTAATATATTTTAACCATATTTGAGATAGACAGTAAATGATTAGTGATTTACCAGACCCTGTAGGAGAAAGTAATACACATCTATTTAGATTCAAGGCTTTCATTACGGCATCAAACTGATAATCTCTTATATCAATCGGATTACCACGAGATTGTAAATTTAAATCTTTAATGTATTTGTAAATAAGTTCTGGATTTTGTTCATTCTTATCTAAAGGAGAACCGTAATCAGAAGATTCTGTTAAAAGTGTATAACTATTTCTTTTACAAAATTCATCAACAAATGGATAAAGTCCGGCCGGAAGTTCTCTATTTACCGCATTGAATAATCTAATCTTACCATCCCAGATTCTACGTTTGTACAATTTCATGTACTTATAACCTGGAACAAAAAAAGAAAAATATTCACTCAACTCTTGAGCAATGCCTGCATCGCAATCAACAAGAGCTGTGCTTTCATTTTTCTTTAATATAGTAATATTAGCCACTCACATAAACCCCTTGTTGTGGTCTATACCAACTCTTTTGATTATGAATACGTCCTAAAAGATCGTTGATTTCTTTTGTTTCAGTTTGTAATACTTCTGCATCTTCGCCCTTCATCATACGTTCGGCTCTACGACCGACTTTATTATGAAGCGCGTCTTCTATAATTTTAATATCTTTTACACTTAATTTAAAATTGTAATTAGGTTTAGCCACCACTTTCGAATATCCTCCATTTAATCATATTACTGATTGTTTGATGTCTCCAATTAACATTATTAAGTATCTCATTCAAAGTATCTATCGTAGTTTTTATGTACTCTATTTTCTCAACAGAGTGTTGTATCTCCGGATCTGAATCGTAGTAATAATCCATTTCACCTTTGAGTATCTTAAGCCCATCAAAAGGGTCAGGCTTCCAGCCTTTTTCTTCAATTTCAGTTTGATCCATTTTGCCATTGTAATAAAGCCATTTATCTTTAAGCAATACTTTTTGTTCCTGCTCAGCTTTTTTAAGACGTAGCTTAGCAGTTGAAAGTAATTCTAAATATTTTGCGTGAAGTAATGGAGTTTGACGAGAAGATTCATCTAAACTCGTTTGACCAATAACACAGTCGCTCGACCACATGTCGAGGATCATTTTTAAATCCATAATATATCCTAAGTTTATTCAATGTCAAAGTATGTAAATCTAAAAGAGATTGGAAATGTAATATAATTTACATCTCCTTGAGAAGCTTCGAAAGCAATATCTCCAAGCAAAGTTGGGATAGCATTTCTATATATTATCTTCTTCGCTACGTTATTATGACTAGTTAAAATTGATACAGTAATATCTGCTTCTGATGGACCTTTATCTCCATCTTTAGCTTCTGATGGTTTTATATCTGGAGCTTCTACAAAAGATTTAATCCAATTATACATTTCGCTATAAGCAGAAAGATCTTCATCCATAATAATCATAGCAGTAAGTTCACCGTATACTAATTTATCGCCAGTAAAAGGAATAGATCCAATTCTTTTATACGGAATTTCAAGCGCAGAAATTTGAGTATCTGGATGCATTATTGATTGAGCAAAGTATTCTAAATTTGGAAAATACTTACGATTAATCGACAACTTAAACCCAGTAGGTTGTAAGTAGTTAGTATTAGTTGTAAGACTAGATTCTAAAATTCCAGTTGATACCGTAGTTGTTCCAATAGCCATTTGTCATCTCTCGTTATATAATCCTATTTATAATAAAAAAAGGAGCGCCGAAGCGCTCCAAGTTAGATCTCTTATTGTTATAAAATCTTATGTAGTTAGAATGTTGTCTACACGGAAGATTCTGTAGTATTGGTTTGATTTCGCTGCTGCAAGACCATTTGCTGGAGTTGCACCTACGAATGGGTTTGACGCCATGCCGTAACGAGTTTTGAAACCAATTTTTGGCTGGAAATTATCTTCCCCTACTGCACGAACCATAGTTAGTGGTACGTATGGGCAATAGAACAAGCCTGCGTCATATGGGTTAGAACCCTTATAACCTACAGTTACATAATCGGTAGATGCATATGGGTCGATGTATACACGTGTACGACCGTTTAGAACACCTGCGAATGTGTTTCCTGTGTCATCAACATTCAAGTTAGTTGATAGTGCAGGAGTATAGTCCAACATACCTGAAGCTGCAAGAGCAGAAGCAACGTCTGAAGAACAGATAATGAAGTTACCTTTTCCTCTACGTGTTTCTTTTGCAATTGTATTTGCTTCACGTTCGATTTGAACGATTAGGCCTTTGAACTTCTCAACTGACCAACGACCATCTGCATCGCTTGATAGATCGAACACACCGTTGATTGCTGTGTTAGACTGAAGCGCGCCTGTTTTCGCTTGTGAGTTGATTGTACGAATTACTTCGCGGTTAATTTCAGCCAAGATTTCTGTTGAAAGAATGTTGGCCAACTCTGTTTCAGCGTCAAGACCATGAATCGCTTTCAAGTCTTGTGCTAGTTCTAGAGTGTATTCCGCTTTCAACGCACGTGACTTCGCAGTCACAGTTGCTTTCTCAATGGTGAAACCCATTTGCTCGAAAGCATTTGAAGCAGAATCGCCAAGAGCTTCAGCAGAGTCTGTTGACATAGCTGCTGTTGCAAGATCAGTAACACGGTCTGAGTCGATTGTGCCAGCGCCACCTGCGTTAGTTACGTCTAGACCTGAACCCTCTTGAGATACGGCTGCAGTTGATTTTGTACCTGCGTGACGTGTGTTTGCTTCGTTGAACAATGCTTCTGTTGAGCCTGTTGTACCAGCATCGTAGCGTGACTTCATTGCGAAGATCAAGCCAGTTGGGCCAGTCATTGGCTGAACGCCAGCAACGTCGTATGCCATTAGGTTTGGCATAGAACGGCGAACAAGTGAGATCAATACTGGATCCCATGTTCCGATTGAACCGGTGTTTGCACCTGCAGGTGCTGTTTCTGCCAAGTAATGCTGTTGGCTACGCTCTTCACGTAGAGCAATTTCTTGGTTTTCTAGAATCGCAGCTGTTACTGCTTTTCTGTGAGCATCTTTGATAGTACCCGCTGATTCTTCATTAAGTACTGGTGCCCACTTTTCGACTAGTTTGTCATAAGATTGCATTTGTTTGGACTCCCAAATTATTTTTGCGCCGCTTTACGGATCGCTGAAAGGTATTGAGCCATTGTATCAGAAGCTTCAACTACGGCATCGCCATCGTCTTCGCTTGATTCTTCAATTACAGACTCAACGGTTTCTTTTTTGAAGTATGATTCTTTAACAACTTTCACTTTTTCAGCAAAAGTTTCTTCGTCTTCGAAATCAATATCTTCTACAAGCTTCGCAAGTTTTTCAACTTGTGTTTCAGCTAGATCTTTTGAAGCTTCGCGAATTACTTCATTACGCTTCAATGTTTCTAGTTCTTCAGAAACTTGAATTGCTTTTGCCATTGAAGTATTTAGAGCTTCTTCAAGTTCTTCAACTTCAGCAGCTAGTTCGTCAACTAGGTCAACTTTAGATTCTGGAACCTCAATGTAAGATTCTGTAAATAGATCTTTCAATGAGTTCATAAACTTCTCAGCAATCTCGGTACGTAGACCTGATTGAACTGCAAGTTTATTTTCTTCCATCCAATTCTCAACCACATAGTTGAGGTAGCTATCGACTTTCTCGACCATATCAGCTTTAGTAGCTGCTACTTCTTCTTCGAGTTCAGTCTTATAGTTTTCTTCCAAACGGTCGATTTCTTCGGCCAATTTAGATTTGATTGCTGCTTCAAAAATTACGGCTGTTTTAGCTTTAAACTCTTCTGAAAGAGTAGCTTCAGACTCGATCAATGCATCTAGATCAGCAGAAAAATCAGCTTCGTAGTTAACGTCAACGTTTTCTACCATTGCAGCTTCTTCGGCTTCAACACCTTCACCCATTACTTTTTGTAGCATATTTGCAAGATCTTCTTTTTTCATAGAAGACATTTTCATATATGCCGCATTGATCATACCAGCTTTAGTTCCTGGCAACTTTTGCATTGGTTCGCTGTTAGACTTATCTCCCTTACGGCCTTTGGCTTTAGGACCTTTATCTTCAGCAGAATCAACAGAAGCGATAGACTGTGCTTCCGCATTCTTTGGATCGTGAGCTTCTTCGATTTTCTCTTCGTCGAGCTCAACTTCCTGGTCTTGTACTTGATCAGTCATGTTTGACCTCCTAATATGTTTTATTTTTCAGTAACGAGAGGAAATTTTTAAACTCACGAGTCTGAGTCTCATAGAGATCAGCGCGTGGAGCTGTCTTAATTTCAGTCTCCATTTTTTCAATTACTTGAGCTTCAATGATGCCGTTATTCCAGACCCAATCTACACCTTCCATAATCCCATTAACAAAAGCTCCTGGAGCAGATGGATCTTGTACGATGTCAACCGTATTAAGCATAAAGTCATCTTTGACATACATGGCATCGCCACGTTTCTCAAGGCTACCCATACCACGAGTTGAGACACCTAATTGCACACCGCCTTCAAGCAAACCTTTTACAATTTGGCCCATTGGAGTGTCCAAGATACGTGCCTTACCCACCACATTGTTGTCCTCAAATTTGAGATCGGTAATGAGGTGAGAAACTTTATCCAAGTTTACAGTAGGGCCTTCAGGGTGATTTAGTTCACCAACAGCCCGTTTTGTTTTAACTTGTTCATTGACGTATTTCTTTACGGCGCCTTCCATGACAGCCTTCGGATATATACGTCCATTTCTATTCTTTTGTTCAGCTTGCGCGAATACACCTTCGATGGTATAATTCTTTGTACCATCTTCCTTGGCTTCGACCAAGCATTGAATATCATTTTCTGTGTATTCAGCAATAAGCTTCATTAATCTACTTCCCTAACAAACTGCATAAGCATTTTTTGTGCATGCTGTTTTGTATCGTATGTATCTAATTTTTCACCGTCTACATAAGCTTCAAATTTATCAAATCTCTGAATGATTTCTAATCTAAAGCCATCATATTTTCTTTTAAAAACTGTACGTTCTTTCTTTACAGCTTCTCTAATCGTCTTCAGAGTCTTCATCGGGGTCTTCTGTATCAACTGCGTCGTCAACATCTACGTCATCCTCTTCAAACTCTACTTCAACATCTTCATCATCTAGATCTAATTCAAGTTGTTCCTCTTCGGGATCCTCTTCTTCAAGACCATTATAAATTTGACCGGATACTTTAATCCGTTCTTGATCCAAAGCATCATTCATTTTTGCTGCCATAATTTCAGCAAAAGTATTATTTGCTGTAGCAAAATCTTGATCAGCTGCTTGTTGGATCAATTGTTCAATATTTTCCATAATTAATTATCTCCATTTCTTATTATTTATAATAAAATTATTCCTCAGGTACATCATCTTGTGTAGGTTCTTCTTCACTAGATTGTTGAGCAACTTGTTTAATGTCATCATCGTTAAACATTAAAACGTTTTTCATAACCCATTCTTTTGAGAAGTATTCACCCACATATTGACTTACTTGATCAAGTGTCTGTAATCTTTCTCTTAGTAGTTCAGCGTCTTTTAATTCTGTGAAATGGTTATCACGAATATAGTCAACTACAAGATCATTTTTCCATTCATTCCAATCATCTTCAGTAATTAAACCCTTCATTATAAGTTGTTTCTTTAGAATCTCTAAGAACAACATTGAGAAACGTTTACGAAGACGATCAATAAACTTTTGGAATTTAAGTTCATCTCTACTAATTTCTGTAGAACGACCTAAGCTAAATTGTGCTTCTTGTTCTAAGCGATTAATCGGTACGTTAAGAGACCGATAAAGACGCTTTTGGAAATAGATAATATCGTCAATCTGTCCGAGGTTTTCTCCGCCTGGTAAAGTAGAGATCTCAGTGCCTCTTCCACCTTCACGTCTTGGTAGCCAGAAATCTTCGAGCATTGACATATGTTTTCTGTCATCTCTAATCTGTCCTGTATCTGCGTCATATACAAGTTTATTGCGATATCGTGCCATAATATCTTTCATATATTGCTCAGACTTACCACGAGGTAAGTTACCAACATCAATATAAAAAATACGTCTTTCAGGTGCACGCGCAAGCCTATAAATAACCAATGAATCTTCCATCATACGAAGTTGGTTAATTGGCTTTAAAGCTTTATGTAAATGTGAAACTACTTTTTTACGATCTGCTGAAAGTAATCCAGAAGTCACATAGCTAACTGAATCATTTGAAAGTTTTACACCAGAAGTTTGTTGACCTGGCTTTTCTTGATAAATGTAATATTCATCTACTGATTCAACGATATTAGCTCCTGTAACAGGATCTTTCTTTTTCTTTACTTGTTTTACTTTACGAATCTTTGCAGAATCAATAGGACGAATCTCCTGAATACCTGCTTTAATATTAGATTCATTTACAACAAGATGATGATATAAACGGCCATCAATATACCAACGTTTAAACATGTCGTGGCCATTATTCGCAAAGTCTAACATTGAAATAATGTTATCGAACTCTTCGGTAATTCCTTTTTTAATTTGATCTGACACTTCAACCTTATCAAGAACAATTGATACTGGTTGTTCATCTTCTTGTGCAGAAATAGATTCATTAATAATATCTTCGATAGCAGCATCAACTTCTGGATGCATTGATACTCCGCGATATTTCATAATTAATTGATGATTATCTTTAGAATCATCTCCATCAATATTAATATATTGACCGTAGTGAGAACCAGAAGCAGTAACGTAACCAGCCCCGTCGTCATCTTGACGAGGGACTATAGACTGTAACTTCTTGTCTTCTTCTTTTTGATTGGCTCTTCGAATTTCAAAGCCAAATATTTTTAATGAGTTATTATCGGCCATATTTCATCCTAATAGAATATAGAGGGGCGTTGCCGCCCCTCAAAACTATACTATTTAAGTAGTTGTGTTTGAAGTCCAATACTGATACGTAAACTCAACAGTAAATTCTTCAATCTGATCGTTCGCATCATATGCCAGATCGATTGCAGATAGCGCTGTTGGAAACGCTGAAATGAACTTATAAGTTTTCAAAACTACTTCGTCTTTATCCAATTGATCAACCGTAAGATCTACTTGATAATCAGCTGGATTGACACGGCCGGTATTAGCTGAATGTTCGTTAATACCATTCATCCAGCGTTCAATAGAGTTACGAACAGTGAAATTAGTATCGTTCATGATAGTAATTGCCCATGGTTCAAATACTCTATCGCCTGCCATTTGTAGCTGTCTACCGCGGAAAGCGATAGGCATAGCAGGAATTGTAGAACCTGGAAGCTGGCCAGCTCTACATAGGAAAGATGCTAGTTCTGCATCACTTCCTTCAACGTATGTTGGAAAATTCAAAGTAACTTTGAACAAATTGGGGCGAGCACCGCCACCAACTAATTTTGATTTAAAATCGTCGACTCCTAAAACTGCCATCTATTTTCTCCTTATACACCAGCGATTTCTGCGAAATCAACGCCGGTACGTACAGCAACAAAGTTAAGAGTAACAAAGTTAATTGAACGTGCAGGTTTGATCAAGACAGTCGCAACGAATTCATTTCTATCTATAACTGCTGCCGTGTTGTTTGTTTCGTCACAAACTACTCTAAAGTCAGTTATACCACGACGGCCTTTGATGTCACGAAGGAAGGGCTCAACAATACCTACAAATTCTGCTCGAGTAAACTCATCGTTAAATTCGAACATTACGTTTCTTGCAGCAAGAGAAATAGCTCTCTCAATTGTTAAGAACAATCGACGTACGTTAATACGATCAAATGCAGATGGTCTTGCTAGTTTAGTTTTATCACCGAATAGCAATAAACCTTGTCCAGGAATATTTGCGATTGGGTTAACACCGTTACGATATAGAACATCTCTCTCAGCTTTATTTGGAGAATATGCAATACCTGTAACACCTAGATATTGACCACGACGTGGACCAGCTGGTGAGAACCATGAAGCTGCATTTACGTCTGTAGCTGCCATGATACCAGCAGTTGATGAGTTAGCTGGAATAAAGATAAACTCATCATTATATTTGTCATATACTTTTAGATAGTTGTTATCAACTACTAGATATGAAGAAGAAGTAAATGTTCCCGCAGTAGTTACGGTATCATTTACAGGGTCAGATCCACCAACAATGTCTGAACGAGCAGGTGAAGCTACAACAACGCAGTCTTTACGTGTTCCTTGAGCAATACTTACTAGATCGTTAACAATAGTAGTAGTATCTGTTCTTGACGTCATTTGAGGAGCAATTAACATATCAACTTGGATAGCGTCTTTATCTTCAAGCTGATCGAAACCTGTGATATAATCTCCTACATCCATATTTTCAGATTCATCGCCTGAATCTAAATCATAGTTTTTAGCATCTAGAACTCCAGCTGAAAGTTGGTAATCTTTACCACTTGTCGCCGCAGTACCAGCATTAGCAACACTATAGTCTGAATCGAAGCCTGCCATCCAAATATAGCGTGATGTTCTATTAATTACGTCTCTTACATAATTTGTTGAACCATCAGCTGTCTTAGCATTGGAAGCTAGTGATACAAATGGAAATGTTTCTAGAACTGTACCAGATGTGCCTGAGAATTTACCATCAGCGTCTACAACTGCTACGTGAATTTCATCGTTTACAGCGCTTGCACCTTCAGCAAATGAAGATGTTGCAGGTGCTGCATCGAAATTATCTTTGTATGCCCAACCATTGAATGCTGAATCAGCATCTTGTTGTGGACATAGAGAAACTCTTAAACTATTACCAAGTTCACCTGGCCATTTAGCAATAAAAGTATGTTCGTCGGAATCAAATCCTGCAATTGCATTATTGAAATCGTCTTCGTTTTTGATTCTAACATTTAATCCTGCTGCCGCTTCATTGTGGTTGTATGCGTTAAAGCCATCACTATCGCCTAAAACACGAACAACTTGAAGGGCATTTGTGTACTTAAGAAAGTACGCTGCCGAGTGAAAATCGACAGAATTTGCAGATGATGGTGCACCGAACGTTGCAGCTAGCTGAGATTCATTACTAATCAGTGTAGCTTGTTCGACTGGCCCCCATCTGAAATTACCAGCAAAACCACCGGTTGAAGAAGAAACCGCTGGCACTACGCCAGACGCGTCGATTTCTCTTACCGTAATTGCTGGAGATTCTGAAAATGCCATGATTTTTTTCCTCTTCCGAAAATTAAATTATATGCGGGTCCATAATACGAATATTCACTTGATAGTATTTATAATTTTTAAATATCCGGCGCATACTCAATGGCCCACTGTCTACCTTCGAGTTCTTCCTGAGTTGGAAGATTATCTAGTCCATCGTCTATAAATCCAAATGGAGGCAAATCATCTTCAATTTCTTTCATTTTTTGTTTAAACATCATTTCTTTTAAATTAATATCAGTCATGTCAGCAAAATATTGTGTCGATACAAAATAACCAAACATAACAAAATTCATAACTAAATCATCATGATTTCCAGGAGAAGCTTCGTAAGATTGCCCTTTTGCAACAAACGTAGATATTTCCATAATAGTATGATCATCTACTATATCTAATCTATTATTTTCTAATACGTCTTTAAATGCAGAACAGCCTAAACGTTTTACTTTACGAGTCATTTCAACGCCAAGAGCATTTGCTTTAATAGCAGATTCAACGTGCATGTTTTCATATTCTAAATCATGATAGAGGCCATTTGTTACAAGAGAACCCTGATCATTTGACTCAATAACTACATAAGCTTTATTGTAGGAATTCGCCCATTTATAAATAATGTTTGGGAAGAGTAATGGAGAGATAAGGTTATTGCGATATACAGCAACCTGTTTAAATGGCCTAGAGCTAATATCGATTAAATTAAATGTAGAATAGTCCTGTCCTCTTCCTTTCGAAACGTCTACTAGCATGATATATTCATGCCCTTTTTGTGTTTCTTCGTAAATCTTAAGGTCACCGCCTTCAAGATAACGAATAGGATTTTTCGCTCTAAGTTTTAATAAAGTTTCGGCATTAATTAATGTATCACCTGTTCCAAAAAATGTATTCCCAAATTCTTGGTCAAACTGAAGCTGAGATGTATTTGCTATGGTTTGGTCTTTCCATGTCTTATCTCGACCTGGAACATCCCACCAATCTACACGAAAAGGTTTAAATTCATTTACACCTTGAGAAGCACCTTCCCATATTTTATGAAACACATTACCGATACCATTCGCAGTGGATGTGATAATAATTTTAGTTTCTTTACCAGATGAGATAACCGGATATGTCGACGTATAAAACTCAGCAGCATTTTCCACAAATGCAAACTCGTCTAAATACAATAATGACACAGACATACCTCGAATCGAGGAGCCTGAAGTTGCGGCCGCAACAATCCGTGAATTATTCGAAAATTCAATCGACCCCTTATTCAAAGCCTTACAACCGGGTTGCAAGAAAAAGGGTAGATTTTCTAGCATAAGCGTAATGCGTCCAAGCATCTCACGAGCAGTGGCACCTTTGTTTGCCATAACAGCAATAGTTTTTTCTGTGTGAAATAAAGCATACCATAGAAGATATGCGACCGAAGAAATAGATTTTCCTGATTGTCTACATGCTAATACAATATTAAATCGATTTGTATTAAATGCATCAAACATTTTTTCTTGATATGGATATAGTTCAAAAGGAACTAAACCCTCATCAAGAGATATAATCTTACAATATTGAGTTGCAAAATAAGCGGGATCTTTCATACAACGAGCATACTCTAGGACTTCTTCTTGAGTCCAATTAGTAACTATGCCATCTCGTTTTACATTAGGATTCCCAAGGTACGTGTCATTCATTCTTTGGAGTAACATCTATCATTTCATCTTGTAGCATACGCTGTAAATCAGTCGTAGAACCGACAAACACATTATTTGTTGTTTGATTCGGTAATTGTTTCACCATTTGTTTTTGATTGAAGTCTTTACGCTTCTTATGCATATCCATAAGATTACCGTTAATGTCAGCTATGTTTTTCATCATATTTGACAAAACTTCAAAAGCTCTTGGATGTTCAGTAGCTCTTGCCACTTCCATCATCTCTTCCATCGACTCTGATCCTTTTGCTAGTAGATCGTGATATATCTGTCTAGCATATTCAAAGTCATTTTCGGCTGTTGCTGAATCCATCATAATGCACTGTCAATCCCTTCAATTACGGTACTAAATCCAAAGTCACTATCAGGTCCTGCTGTCGAAGGATCTGGAGTAACTGTAATTCTTTCAAGAGGTATGTCTGAATCTAGTAAACCGGCATCCTGATTTAAAATATCTGTAATAGCAGTTCTGATAATTCCTTGTGATTCGATTGGTCCATGGAATAGAACATGCATAT